TACCTTGCATAATCTCTAAAATCATTGGTATATTTTTTCCTTTTGCATACTCTCTTGCAAAATCCAATAAGCTTTTAGCGATATTAGGATTTCTTTTCGTTTCATCTACAAAAAACCATAACGTTCTATAAAAAGCTTTATCAGTGTACCAAGTATCACAATTTACCATTGCTATACTACCAATAATTTTATCATCTTGCTCTGCTACTACAACAAAGTTTTGACGTATATATTCTAATATATTTTCACTTGCTTTACTATTGTTTGTTTGCCCAAAGTTAAGTTTTGTCTCAATTAACCATTTTTTTAAAAGTTCTCTTATTTGATGTGTATCTGTATCTTTAGCTATTCTTAATCTAATCATCTAATAATCCTTTAGTTTTTAATACATCGATTAGTGTTCCAAGTACATTAATAACGTTAGCTAAACTTGCAGTAGAGCCATTTAATGTCTTTGTTTCAGTAATATTTGAAGTAGAATAACCAGTAGCTGCAGCTTGATTTATTTCAGTTAAATATCTCTCTAATGTGCTACTCGTAACATTTATAGTAGTTATTAAATCTTGACCTTCTATTGCGATAGGTAAACTCGGAGGTGGTTTAAAACTCATCTTCTACCATCTTGTTTTGTATCTAGTCGTAAAGTACCAAATCTCCAGTTATCGCTAGTAGAAGTATCATTAAAGATTTTAAGCGAAACTTGTCGTCCACGTGATCTCATATTAACTAATCTAGTAGTCGTAGTAACTGATAAGTTAGTCGTAGTCGTCTGAGAATCCGCAGGAAAATCACGAGATTGAACAACCATTTTTACAGTTCCAGCTAAGTTTTTAAAATCAGGAATTATTCCTCGAATAAAAGTAAAAGTATCTCCATCTGCAATATCAGCATCTCCACTTGTTAAAGTTGATTCTAAAATAGCTCCGTCATCTGATGTCCCTGATTCATGATCAAATAAAAATGAACGACCAGCGGTTGCTCCAAAGATAGTATCTTGTGTTGCTGCTGTTGACGTAGAACTATAATTTAAAGCCATAGGTTGTTGAAAGACTGCGTTATCTATCCATGCAGTTCTATTTAGATTACCTATATACCACACATTTTCTACATAGTTATAAATAACATATCTATCTATATCACTACTATTAGCAGAACAATAATACCAAACTACTTCATTAAATTGATTATTCTCTCCTGCATATACTTGAGAATACTGTGTTCTATTAATATCATTAAATACATATTGTTTTACACTACAAGGTATTTCTTGTATTGCTCCTGCGTAAGTCATAAATCTACCATCGGCCATCCAATAAGCTTTATCATTTACTACTACTGCTGCATTTAAAGCAACGAGTCCACAATCTGTTCCTAATAATCTAAATCCAAAAATATATGGAGGACCAATAAATTGCATTGAATGTAATGCTGTGTCAGTCCAAACTAATATTTCACCACGTGTAGACTGTGCTGCGATGATTCTACTTCCTTCTCCTAATCGTTGAGAGCCAGATGTATTAGTAACTCCAGGAGTCCACGTTGTAAAATTTTCTTGACTTGACCAACGAATAAACATTTTATCTTGAGTAGTACTTCCAATTAAAGTAGTTCCAAAACAAACTGCGTGTCTATCAGGAGTAGAAATTAATCCCGTTACTGATTTAGTAGGAGCATTTGTTACTATCGTTAAAGGAGTTCCTACTCCTGCACTAGTATCCCATTTATATAATCCTCCATTTTTTAACCATGCAAATAAATCTTCACCAGCATTATCAAAATGCCATATCCCTGCATCAAGAATAACATTAGAAGTTGAACGAGCTGTACCCCATGTTGATGTGCTCCATGTATTAGTTCCCCAACCATATCCATAAGTCTGAGTTGCGGGCTCACCTTCTAATTGAAAAACAAAACTAGCTGTTCCATTAGTAGTTATTCCTGCTGCTGTTTCTGTGTTATTAGTCGCCATCGTTAAAGTGAATTTATCGGCATCAATAACAGTTTGCACTTCAAATTGTTGATTAAAATTAGCTGCAGTAAAACTAGTTGTACCTGCTAAACTTGTAGTTCCACTAATAGTTACAAATTCACCAGCAATACAACCATGATTTGTTACTGCCACTGTAAAAATAGCTGATCCATTAGTAGTAGTAAAACAATTGTTTTGTGTATTAAATGTAGCTCTTGTAGGCGTAATATCATAAAAATTATCGCCTTCAAATAAATAAACTTTTCTATTAGTTCCAATAGCAGCGAAACGAGTGCCACTTAAATCAAACCAACTAAATAAACCTCTCGCTACACCTATTAAAGCAAAAGTAGAAGCTTTAACCCAACCACCTATTTTTTGAGGAAGGCCATAACGAAAACGTATTTTATCACCATCAACCCATTGACCCTCAGCACCATATTCTGTCGTTTCTTTATTTATACCACCGACAAATTTTACATTAGTATATGCCATTAAGTAATCCTCATAAATCTGTAATAAATTTGTCCCGCAGTTCCAGCAGTTCCACCTGTTAGAGGATGATTTCCTCCATTACCGCCAGCACCCGCAGTTCCTACAGCGCCATTTCCATTATATGCTTGAGCTCCCGCTCCTCCTGTAACACTACAGTTATCTCCACTACAATTTGTTCCCGTTACTCCAGCAGCTCCTGCTGCACTTGAATTAAATGTTCCAACGGGACCAGAATTAAAAGAAGTTATATTTAATCCATCAGTAGTTGTCCCTGAGGTAAGAACAGTACCACTTATTGTGGCAGATCCACCGGTACTAGCAATGTTTGTTCTTAAAGGTCCTTGAACTCCACCTCCTGAAGCTGATCCGCCACTACCACCTCCTAAAGTAAATAAAGTTCCAGATATTCCTCCAACAGCAGAAGTCCCTGTTCCTGCGTTTGATGATCCTGAATATCTTGTTCCACTTGTGTCTGGCGCACCAGCAGCGCCCGTTGCTATAGCTAGTGTTTCTCCTCCCGTTATACTAAAAACTTTATCAGATACATATCCACCAGAACCGCCACCAGTTCCAGCAGACTCTCCGCCTGCTTTATCGTAATCTGCTCCTTGAAATCCGCCACCTCCTCCAGCTATTCCATATTGAAAATGAATAGCGTTTGCTCCTGAAGGAACTGTTATATTTCCAGTAGCTGCAGAGTAAGATGTAGTAGTAAAAAGAGTAAAAACTTCTCTCCAAGTCCCGTTATCATTTAAATAAGAATTATCAATAGTTTTATTTGTAAATGACGTTCCGTCATGGACATATAAATTACTTATTTCTCTCCATGTACCATTATCATTAACATATGTTGCCATATACTTTAAGAATATTTATACCAAATATCACCACTAGCTCCACCACTTGGTGCAGAAGTACTTAATGTTCTTGCTCCTAATGCATTTTTACCTGTGTTATTAACTTTAACATAAGCTATTTGATCATCATCGAGAGTTAAAGTTTTACTTGATACATTAACATTTGAAGTAGTAGTATGAGCTGTTATATTTCCAGTAACATTTACATTAGTCGTTACATTAGCATTAGCTGAAGCTATTATATCTCCCGTTACTGTAAGTTTAGCTCCTACAGTTGCGTTAGCTGACATTGCAACATTTCCTGTTAAAGTAGAAATTCCTCCAACTGAAGCAGTTCCTAAAACTGAAAGATTTCCTAAAGAAGAAGCAAATAAATCTTTTACTCTATTTCCATTTTGAGTGTAAGCAATAGTATGTGCTCCTTGAGTTAAAGTTATATTATTTGCAGCATGTCCCGTAGGCGCTACTTGTAATGTGTAAGATCCAGAAGTATTATTATAAAGTATATATTCTCTTTCAATTGCTGGTAAAAAAACATAAATATTACCTGATAATGTTCCATTCATATCAATGATTGCATTTCCAGCTTCATTTGTTGTTTCTACATCAGGGTCCCTATTCGCTGTAGTTAAAGTAACATTAGCACTTCCAGATACTGATTTACTTAAATATCCTCCTATTGATGCGTCTATTACTTTTAAATTATCGTTAGTGTTATTTCCCCAAGTACCAGAATTGGCACCGGCTTCCATAACTTCCATTTTTAGTCTTGCAGTATATGTTGATGCCATTTTTATTTATCCTTAATTTATTTTCGTCCAAGTATTAGTAGTTGTCGCATTTACATTCGTCCATTGGTTATTTACGCCCGGTACCACTGGATCCCAGAAAATTGCTGAACTAACTCGTATATTAGCAGAAATTCCAGAAAT